TCAGACCATTTGTAATCCTCCTTAAGTATACGCCGAACCTCGTCTCTCTGGGTCTTGCCCTTAATCATATCCAAAAGGAATAACGCTGTAGCTAAATTGGGTCCGCCACCTCTTCCAACAATGGCCGGCGCTGCCGCCGCCGCTCCCGCTCCTGGTGCTGCTGCCGCTGCTGCCCCTGGCGCTGCTGCCGCTGCCACTGCTGCTGGCGCTCCTTTCACGAGACCAGGAATCAGAAGTGCCATTCCAGCAGTAATTTCTGTTGCAATACCTCCGAAGATTGCTTTACCTATCGTACCGCCAATAATTCTCCATGCTGCAAGTCCAGCAAGTCCATAAAGTCCGAGCTCGATGGGTTTCAAATTAGTCGCGCTAGATATGCTTGAAATTGCAGAAGAGATTGTATCCACTGCAGCCTTAATAGCCTTTGCCGCAACTGTGACCGCTGTGGCCATCCGCTCCCAAGCTGCTTCCCACTGACCAGCATTAGTTGATGGATCAAGTTTCTCACCAGCAAGATAAGCTGCTAGACCCTTCAGTGCATCAAAGAGTCCAGTAATGTACGGAGTAAGCCTATTAGCTATATCTTCACCCCACCTGATCAAGGCGTCATGGTTCTCCTCGATGTACTTGGTGAGGTCTTGCATTCCAGCAGTGAATGCCGGAGCAAACATCAAGCCAATCTGTTTAGTAGTAGTAGTCAAATCATAAGATAAGCGATTGTATGCCTCGTGAAATTCTTTGGCAGGTTTGAGCATCTCCTCATCAATGACCAAACCATGCTCACGCATGGCCTTCTCATTTTCCTTAATCGCCTCGCTGCCTTTCATCAGCGGCACAATCATCTCGCTGCCTACACTACGACCAAATAGTCGCATCAAAACAGCCTGATTCAACGTGGCATTTCCGCTGTTCTTCAAAAAATCAGCGAGGTTATAGAATACCTCCTTAAGTTTGGGCCCTTCGCCAATAATGTCAGATACACTACCATGGAAATTTTTAAGTGCCTCTTCTGCCCCTTCAGTATTTCCAATCAGTCCCTTGACGACGTTCTCAATGCTGAGATTGGCCGTCTTGCTAGCCTCAGCAGCATCCTTCTCGCCTTGTATCACATCCCCAACGGCTTTCAGATAGCGCTGAGGTTGATTGAGTCGATCCTCAGCACGCTTCTTATCAGCCAGATAAAGTGCCTGCTCTGCCTGCTCGAGATTAGTCAACGTCTCCTTGCGCTTCTGGGACTCGAGCTCCTCCGGAGTTGCGCCAGGCTGACCAATTGCCTTTCTACGAGCCTCACGCGCTTGAAATAATGCTTGCTCAGCTTTCTCTACCTTCAACTGATCACTGATCATTGTATCAGCTGAACCGGAAATTTCCTTCTTGAGACCCTGCCATTCACGCGTGATAGTATTGCCCATGCGCCGAAACGCTGAGCTGAGACCTTCAGTGCTACCACCCATAGACGCGAGTGCACCCTGAAGAGCCGAAATGCTCTGAACACTCTCTCCAGCTTGCTGCGAGAGAGTCTCAAGGGCATGTGCAGCTTCAGAACTGTGTTTAGCCCACTCAAAAGTTACCGCGACGAGTCCGGTATAAGCGGTGGCTACGCCTGCCAATACTGCTCCCAGAGGACCTGCGGCATCACCAATCCTCTTGAACGCTTCCTCACCAGCTTTACCAATCTGGCCAAACGCTGAGATGACATCGTCCGACCCAGATAGGGCTATATTTTGTACTATGTCTTCAACTTCAGGCATCTAAGTCAACCTTTCATGCGATCAGCATAGTAAGTGCGCAGCTCTCTGGCCACCTGCGCAATGATCTGACGCAGATGGAATTTTTGCGGTATATGAACTTCAGATACACCGAAGTACTTCCACTCCTTAGTATCTTTATCGCCCAGCAATGGCGTTCCTTTTCTGCTCTCAGTGCGAAACAGTTCACCCGAATAGGCACTGGGCCACACATCAGTGCCCTCAGTTCCTGCAAATGGCAGCCACATATAACCGCTCGGGTTCTTAGCACTGATATCAGCACCGTATTCGAAGACCCGCCAATAAGAAACGGGCGGCTCGCCCACCATTCTCGTCTCCACAGTGAAAGTTCTCTGGGTCTCTTTGACTGTCGACTGCAGAGCATCCTGCCACCGCGAACCAAAATTCCCCGCCTCTTCAATATCATCTGCACCCCGCGCATCAATCTCTTGCGCAGCATCATGCGCGGCACCACGCATCGCCTCACGCACCTGCTCTCCGGCCTTATCCATGTTTTGCTTGATTTTCGCGCCTATCTGCAATGAATCAGGTTGCAGCGTTAATTTTAATTCCATAATATCATTCCATCCTCAATTGAATATCCGCATCTCTAGCCCATCTCTGCATTTGTCTTTCAATATCCTGTTTGCTGCCATTCATCGCCAAACGGATCATACCAACAAACTCAATATTTTCCTCCGCCTTGCGCGCTTTGGCGATCTGCAAGAATGCAGACATCTGTCTCGGCGTCAACTTCCAGACGCTTGGACTTCTGGCTGCGCCGAGAGCTTCGGCTTCGGCGGCGATGTTGTAACCTGATCCTTTGAAGCGACTCGTACGACGACCTCCATTGCCTCCTTCGCCGAGGATGACGCGGACACTAAGCCCTCCAGAAAAGGGCCGATACCATCCGGAAAAGTGCATCGACCCATTGCCTGCAAAACTTTCATTTGTGCACCAGCTGCCAAACCTCGACCGCGTTTTTCCACTTTGTCATTGCCTAGCAGCGAAGTGTCCGGATCTTTTGGATTACGCTGCGATGCTGCTATGATAGCTCCCATCAACGCAGGATCCATGTTGATTGACTTATTACTTGAGCTTGCCAATTGCTGAAAAGCATTTGGAAAGCGTCCCAAGATCTTACCGATGTCCTCACCTGAGATGCCAAAGACATCAATAGCTTGGTCACCGCCGATATCCACCCGTTCATAACGCGGAAGAACATCAATCAGCGATAACATACTCGCCATGTTGTTTCTCCTCTAGTCAGCATCTAGTGACCAGTGTAAGTAATCGTCCCAAACCCTCCCGAAACGTTGTCGAACAGAACGTCGGCCTCGAAGTCCAACGTGCCCCACGATCCGCTGCCAGTTGGCAACAAGCCAATTGCCTTGGTCGGCGTGAACAGACACACTGGGAAATCATACGTGTACTGCGGTCCGACACTGTTCGTGTTCACGAACCGGAAGTGCGCATAGATCAGCGGCTGCGACAAGATCGTGATCGGCGTTCCCACATTGGGCTGGGCATTTACCACGTTACCGAGCGCAGCCATGCCTAGATTTCTTGCCGTGATCTCCTCAAGGATGATAGTGAGTGTAGCCGCCACTTCAGTCACAACCACGAGGTCCTTTTTACGCACACCAACGCGTGAGCTGTAGTGCTCCAGACGGGTCGGCTTGACCTGAAACGTGAACTCAGTCACGTTCCCACAGTCAATCAAACTGCCATCCGCAGGCACAGTAGGTGGGATCAACTGGATATAGGCGATACCGCGGCCGACGTAGTAGTTGCCGGTATTTGGGCTAGGTCCAGTGATGATCAACGGCTCAACAGAAGGACCGCTGCCACCAAACCGAGGACCGCTTGCATCGTAGTAAGTGTCCGACATGGGACGCTCCTTTCAGTTTTGGACTGGAAACATTGGATAGAAGAACTCGAAGAGAAGCATTACCCAGGCACCGAGCGCACCAACTGCTCTGGGTATCTTCAAGTCAGTTTCAACAGCGCTCAGATAGTGTGTACCGTTTGCCGTCACCAGATTAAGAATTGAGGGATCATTGACCACTGCCGCATTCACTAAATTCATCCATCGAGAAACTTCAGGCCCTACTGGATTGACAACACCTTCAAGGATATCATTTTCAATTCTATCTCTGCTCTGTAGCAAGATCACAATCTGCGGTGACATATTCCATATCGTCGGAGGCATTCTTGTGGACTTATGCATTCGCACATCTTGCGTCAGTTTAGTGCCACCATCAAATAGCAGAAATGTCGGTCGGGGGACTCCCAGTACGCCTGTCGTCGGAGGACCATGATTTCGATAAGCTGAAGCTATGCCACTGAGTCCTTGGCCGATAACTAACAGGCGCTCGAGAATAGCCTCACGCCGATCAAGATCGATAGTGCTTCTAACTGCGATGTTCATGCACGCACCTGCAAACGCCAATAAAGCACATTGCGACTTGGACCGACGCGCGCCGGAGGAGCAACGATTTTGAGTAATTCATCTGTCTGTGGATTGCCACTCGTATCTAACATCGGGGCACCATCATCATCCACTTTCAGTGTCACTAGCACATCTTTCTCACTGGGCTCAGGGTCTAGGGGCAAATTAGTATCCGGACTGATCTCTGATATAAGCGCCTTGCGGTCAGCCGGATTACTAATGCCGCCCAAGCGCTCCATTGCTGTAAATTGCGCGGGTAGATAGGAGACGAACCGATCTGGCAGCCCGGGCTGACGCAGCAGGGCGAGATCACCGTAACGTTGGATCAAGCCATGCCAGACTGTGCGCGAACGTTCAATACCAAAGGGAAATGGTTCAAATAGAGCCATGTTACATCACCGTTGCACTACCAACTGTAAGAACAGCTGGGAAGTTCTTTCTCACCAGTTGCATATAGCGCACGCCATAGATCGTCATAGTAAGATCCAGCGGCTTATCCAGTGAAGGCTGCGACGGAACTGCATAAGTCACAGACAGCTCAGGCGTGCGCTCGCTCTGGATCACCTGGCCTGCACCGCCTGATTGCGCACGCATGACTGCAACCTGCAGGAGATGACCCGCATAGTACATGATTGCAAGCGTCAGGTTAGTATCATCGATCCAGCCACTTGGCCCGCCAATCGTGCTGCCACAGGCAACTACAGCTTCCTCGATGGCGAACTCAATATCGCCATCATCTAGATTCCTGAATGGAGAAAACTTGAATTTCATGTTGCTAGCAGAGGGAACAGTCATGGCCTATTCTCCGTCTCGAGCACCGTCATAATACCCCACGATCCACCGATCATCTCGCCAGCTAAATTCAAGATAGTCGCTTCATGGTAATAGTTACGCAGTAAGTTGATCGTGTCATGTGTGTACATCTGCACGGTGAAGCTGAGTGGCGAGTCGATACCGATAATGTCATGCGCTGGACTATCGAGTGAACTCTTCTCGATAACCATCATTCCACTCTCATACAGAGGAATGCCAAACTGCTGCGTATAGACACGCCACCAGATGACAGTGTTCATCAGTGTTGGAGTCACCGCAGGATTGACATCGAAAGTGATGATCTCATTGTATCCCGCTGGAATCGAGAAATTCTGTGGTTGCATCGAGAGAACGGTGATACTCACTTGTCCACCTTCAGTTTGATGCCGGAGCCTGTCTTAGTAGCCTTCAGTTTCTGGCTCTGCTCACTCGCCTTCAGTCGCAACTTCATTTCTTCGATGGCAGTCAATTCAGCGCTCGGTTCCCATGCCTTGAGATGACGGCTGTGTGGCCGCGCGTGAATGAGACTCGCGATCACCTTTACTAATTCGCCGATACCTAAGAAGATATTCTGCGTAAACTCGGTGACGACATGCAGCGAGGTTTGCAATGTCACGACTAACGGCGTGGTGAAGGCAATAGCACGCTTTAGAGTCGCAGAGGCGCGCAGCGTGACCAATTCGCCGAGGCCAATGACAACTCTAGTCGAGATGACTCGCCCTAGCACTAGGGCTTGAGTCATCGTCAAGGCTATCGTCTTGGCGGTAGCACGCCTGAGACTGATAGCTTGCACCGTCAATAGTGTAATAGCCACGCTACGCGTCAACTTTCGTGCTAGTGTCACGGCTTCACCCACTGCAACAGCAATGTTAGCAGTCTTGGCGAACAGCCGCGTCAGTGTGATCTGCTCGGCGATTGCCAGCGTTATCGTCTTGAGCTTGGCGCCACTGGCACTGAGCGTAATCAATTCGCCAAATGCTACTGTAATTAAATGTCCAATACGCTTCGCTAGCGTGACCTGCGATGCCATTGACACTGAGATTGTGGTTCTGACATTGCGTGCTAGCCGAATAATTTGTCCCTGTGCAATCACAATGGGCTGCGTCACAGCATGCAGCCGTACTAAGGTGACAGTCTCACCTATGCTCACTATGAGCGTGCGCAAGAATGCCTTGGTGGCCGCCAGCGTCATCAGCTCGCTGGATGTCATCGTAATAAGATGGGCGACCCGGTTTTGCAGCGTTGCCAGGACTGACGTGCTCAACTGGATCGCCCGCGAGGTCGCGACGCGACGGGCCAGTGTCACGGCCTCGCCTTGCAGGATAGATATTATATGTTGGCCGCTGCCAACAGCGCTCAGCGTGACTTTCTCGGCCCAAGCCACAGTGATAGTCTTAGCCATGCTGCGCACCAGCGTCAGCAATTCACCCTGCGATACGATTATCGTTGCTCGCTTCGCTGCTGTGCGTAGCAGTGTCATTAGCTCAGACTGAACAATATTAACAGCCAACCGCCGCTGCCCAATCATCGCCAGTGTGACAGTGTGTGCCTGCGCCCAGGAAATGATTTTCGCTGCTGCACGCGTCAATGTTACAATCTCGCCCATCTGTACTGAGGTTTGGCGTGCCGCGCTACGCATCAGTGTCATCAGCTCACTTGAACTGACCAAAATGGTGCGCAGGCGCGCAGAAATACGCGCAAGCGTCACTTGTATGGGCTGCAAAATATTGACGGTTAGCAGATGCTTGCTGGTCGCCGCCAACGTCATAAGTTGTGTCTGCGTCAAATTGATAAGTCGTGACAATGAATAAGTACGTGTGAGCGTCACAACAGAATGCGTCACAAGATTGGCGAACACTTCACCCTTGCTGATAATCGACATCACCACCGATAGCGGGCTGGGGATCGTAATAGTGTAAGCCAAACGACGAATGAAAGATACGAGCTGCGGGCTCAAAATCGTCACTGGCCACACATGCGCCATCAACCGTGTTAGTGTCACGAACTGATTCTGACTGATCGATGCAGTAGCTGTGTGCAGCGCAGTGCGCGCCAATGTTACCTGTTGGGTAATGCTAGTGAATATCGCGCGCAGCAATTGCTTAATTGTAATAAGGCTCATAGTCTCGCCCATACTCACCGTGATGGCCCGTAGATGGCTCGCAATCCGCGCCAATGTAACTGCCTGAAGGCTACTCACCAGCAGCGTCAGCAAATGACTGCCAAGTCGTACCAACGTCACCAGTTGCGTCTGCACGATGTTGATGGGATGCCCAATTGACCTGACAAGGCTGACCAGCTCTGCACTCGATACCAGCAGCGTCAAGGCATGGGATGCCTTGGCCATGAGCGTCACCAGCTCGGCTGATGCGATATTCAACGTTCGCCGGATGCTGACCACGCGTGCCAGCGTCATCTGCTCGCCGTTCAAAATCAATGAAGTGACGAGATGAGTGGCTCTAACTATGAGAGTGGTTAATTGCGACCAGGCCACGGCTATCGGATGCGTGATCGAGCGCAGCAGCGTGACTGCCTCGGCCGCCATAATGGTGATATTCTTGGTGTACTGAACTGCACCAGGGATAAGTTGAGTGACCAGCGTAACCAACTCACTCATAGTCACGTTGATCGTGCGCAGTAGAGACTTAATCGAGGTCAGTGTGACGGCCTGGGCGCTGAACACTGACATCGTGCGCCGGTACAGCTCGGTCTCAGTCATCGTCACGAGCTGAGTGCTGAGTACCGAGATCGTGCGCCGGTAGAACTCGATCTCAGTCATCGTTACGAGCTGCGATAGACCGACTGTGATCAAGTGCACCACGGCCTTGCGCAGCGTCACTAACTGTGGATTCGATAACGTGATCTGTTGAGAGAGTGCCTTCAGACGCGCCAGTGTCACGTTCTCTGCGCTTGACAGCATGATTTGTTTGGAGAGCGCCTTCAGGCGCGTCAGTGTCACGCTCTCGGCAATAGAGATTGGAATGGTTCTCCCTAGCGCGCGCGTCAGCGTCACGAACTGAGCACTGACCAGCGAGATCGTTCTCCGATAAAGCTCTATCTCCGTCATCGTCGTGACGAGCGGGCTGAGAACGGAAATGAGATGAATTACCCCGCGCGCCAGAGTAACCAGCGCAGCCTGGCTAACGGTAATTATCTTGCCTATAGATTTTTGCCTTACCAGGCTAACGAATTGAGTCAATGTCGTTACAAGGCTGCGGCTCAAACTTAGGCTTCTTGGAACGCTGATGCTTGTAGCAATACCTACCCCATATATGAGCTTGTTAATGGTTCCTTGTACAGTGCCAAAGACAAGATGCGCCGTTGCGACAGAAATAACTTTCAATTTCAACGCCTGTAAATTGGCGCTCACTCCAGATGGCCCATAAGCATATTTAATCGTTGCTGGCCGAACAGTGCCAAAGACGGAATGAGACGCAGTAATGTTTATAGCTTTCGGAGATGCCTTGCTTCGCCCCGCAGTCACTGACTCAGCAGAGCTAACATTGACAGCCTGCGTGTACTGAGTGGGACTGATATAAGTGATGACGATGATGCCGCCACCACCGGTACCCACAGCCCCGGCACCGCCAGTCGCACTGCGCTTGCCGCCGCCGCCGCCTCCGCCACCGCCATAGTTGCCACCACCACCGCCATTGCTGGTCGCAGCGACGTTGGCAGAGAAGCCGCCTCCACCTCCTCCACCACCGCCGGTCCCTGCTGTGGAAGAGTCGCTGGTTTGAACCCAATTGCTGACATTGCCATTTGGTCCACCAGCATTACCACTGCCGACTTGACTAGCAGTTGAAGCGGTCGAACCTGCACCACCACCGCCACCCTGACCACCGATGCCAGCAGTACCATTAGGTGACGTCGTGCTGGTTGATCCTGCCCCGCCACCATGGCTCGGTCCGACACCAGTGCCGCCATTCGATCCCGAAGCGCTGGAGACTGCTACACCATTACTAAGATTGTTGGCCGCTCCACCGCCACCGCCGCCAAATCCAGCAGTCGAGCCGCCCGCCGCACCATTGCCACCGCCTGCCGCTGGCCCGCCTGCACCAGCACCACCGCCGCCCCCACCGATGACTGGAAGACTTGCCCCGCCACCCGTCCCGCCACTGTTGCCAGTACGCGTATAGGTGACCGGTGAAGGCGATCCATTGGTGGCAGAAACTCCTCCTGCCCCGCCCGTGTTTGCAGAACCTGCGCGGCCTGCCTCGCCGTAATAAGAGTTAGTGGTAGTAGTTGCTTCCCAAATCGTCGCGGAAGCAGTGCCGTTTGCCGTGTTGGTATTATTGCCAAGACACTGGAATGGCGTCGTTGAGCCGAGTGAGCCGGACGGGGAGGCCAAATTGGTATATGCACCCCCGCCCTCCCCTCCGCCGCCGTCTCCACCAGTGCCAGTCGTAGCTGCGCCGCTCTGCCCACCACAGCCAACCAACTCCACCTGGTGCCCGACATTGATCCAATCACCCGGCAGTGACCACGGCGAGGTGCTGGCCGATGTCAAGAAAACTACGGGCATCTCAGGTCTCGGCGATGGCGTGGAGATCGAGCGAGCGCTGCGTGTGCTCAAGCTGACGGAGCTGGTACATTCTCACAGCCTCAACCGCCCACGGCTCGTTGCCATAGCGGCCCTGCGCGATCCATTCCCTCACGGTGAGAGCGATGCGCTCGACAACTATCGGAATGTCGTTCCACGCGATCGGCTCGTGCACCTTCAACCGGGGCACGACCACCAGCAGCTCATCGTGGCGCTTGTGATGTCTCAGGCCGCTACGATGCTCGATCACGTAGCGAATGCCGCCGTAGGTATCGATGATTCCGGCCAGCACGCTCGGTCTGGGGTTGCGCTGCGCGCAGGCTTTGTCTCCACCGCCACGGCACTCGATCTCACCGTGACACACTCGGCAAGACCTCGGGCCGAAGCGGTCCATCACGGCACCCGTCTATCGCCGGACTTAATTCTAGAAACCATCGATTGAGTAATGCCAAACTGCTCTGCTAAATCAGCTTGAAATTGTTTAGACGAGCGTATCGATTGCACTTCTGCTTCGGTTAGCATCAGCCTATTGCGCGTGCCATGGCGGAATTTATCGTTTTCATTTTCCTCCTTAGTGCCCCACGTCAGATTATCGAGCGCATTGTTGCTCACGTTGCCATCTAAGTGACGGCTCTCCATACCGCGTGGTCGAGGCCCCACAAATGCTTCCAATACAAGCCGATGAACTGTAGCTGTCGCCCTTCGGCCATCTCCAAACAGACTTATGAAAATCCTGCCTTGCCGTTTCCAGCTTCTTATCACCCGACCTTTTTTAGTTTGAAAACCGCACCATCCAGCGTTCATGCCGCGCGCAAGCGATCTCACTCGACCACGATTGGAAACCTCATAGTGACCTTCCCAATTCAAAACTGATTTCCAAATCTCTGCCATCAAGGTATGCCCACCGCCGTCATGTAGGTGCGAAGGCGAGAGTAGATGTTGGACATATCAGTGCTAGTTAATCCCCCTCCGAAGAAGGCAGCGGAACATCTGTTAGTGCTGTTGTAATAGTTTGGTCCGCTAACCCCCCCATCATACAGAGCTAAGATATAAGCAGTAACGTTTGGCACAGCGGACGTCGCGTGAGCGTCAGTGCCCAGTGACGTGGAGTTATGGTAGAGCGTCACAAGCGTCGAGGTCGTTCGACTACTAGCCAACAGCTCTGCACCAGGATTTGGATTGCCGATGACTGTAAATGCACTCTGATTGGACTCAAAAAACCAATTACCGCCGATATGGATTCTGGCAATGTTTGTGCCATCATGAACGCCAAGCAATGCAGTATTTGGATTGGTGAAATTATCTGTCGACCAGAAGCCCAATGATGCCGAGTTGAGCGTGTAATTCACCCCATTCGTTGCAAAGTTATAGCCGCTGTTGATGTAGCTGCTTGTGCCATTGCCAAGAAAGCCCCGATCAGCCGTGAATGATGGCGAATTCACTGCCGTTGCGAGATTGCTCCCAACGATGTCGACCAACCCCGCCGTCGCGTTCTCCGCCGCCATCAGCCAGAGCCGGTCAAGCTTGCCCCACACGTTATCTTGCATCAGTCCGGCGATGAGGTTAGCGACGAGCGCCTGCCGCTGCGTGCTCACCGTACCGCCATTGGCGATCACCATGGTGGCCCACCGATTGGCAAAGGCCGCACCCATATAGGTAGAGAGGCGGTTGAAGAAATTCGTAAGGTCTGTTGAAGTTAGCCCGCCTCCTAAGCTCAATGAGCCAATAGTGTCGGGAGCGCCGAGATTAGGGCCGCCAGCATCATAGCACAACACGTAGATATTATCTGAATTAAGGATCCCTGATGCAGTGCCGATGGAATTCTGTAAGACGTTGTTGACATATCCGTTATTTACGGTGCTTCCAGTTCTGTTTGTTATCCAAAAGCCCGTGAGATTGGCGGGCATAGTGAACTGGACATTGCCATCGTTGAGAACCGCATAAGATTGACCTGATCTATTAGTGGCGAGCAGGTCAAAACTATTCGCACTTGCCCCAGCGTCAATGCCACCAGTACCGGATGGCGGTGTATAGACTGTCACCCAAATGGACATATGGCCGCTATTCTGAGTGCGTGCCGTTCCCGTATTCGGCGCAAAATTACTGTTGATGTATTTTGTAGGAATGGGGCTATCTTGACCTATAAATCCTTGATCCACCGTGAACGTCGGCGAATTGATCGCCGTCGCCAATGTTCTCCCAACAATATCTGTCAGCGCCGCAATCGAACCTTCAGCAGCAAACAACCACAGCCGGTCCAGCTTCGACCAGACACCATCCGCCTTCAACCCGATGATGAGATTGTCCACCATCTGCTTGCGCGCGTCGCTGACTGAGCCGCCATTCACCGTAACGGCATTCATCCACGCCGCCGTCGACGAATCACGCGTCGTAAGCGCTAGCGTCTGAATGATCTGCTTGCCGAGAACTGTGAGCGCCATGTCAACGGCTCATGCACACTTTCTCGTATACCGCCCAAAACGTGCCTTCTTGCATCCAGCCCGGTGCAACGCTTTCGTCGAGCTGCCCTCGCATTAACTCATTAAAGCCTACATCATAGATCATCTGCTCAACGTTCTGACCATCATCAGCCCATTCGCCACCTTCGACTGGCACACAGCGCGTGCGATTATTTAAGATCACCAACCGCCCACCTGTTTTCATAGTGTTGTGGATGCGCGCGATGGCGGTTGCCAGATCAATGCAATGCTGAAGTGTCCAAATAGCAATCGCCGCGTCAAAGGTAGTTTCCGGGACGATTGCGTCGAACATGACCGGGTCAAGCGCGAAGAATCTTGGACTGTCGACTAGTGATGTTGCTAGTGCCCGCATGTTCGGGCTGATATCGACACCCACTACACTACATCTGAGTTTTTCGATTAGCGGCTTTGCCAGCCGCCCAATACCACAGCCATAGTCGAGCACTCTGCTCTGAGGCTCGATATAGCGCTCAATAATACACATCAGCGCTGGAGCCTCGTCAGCCCAGCGCTGTTCTGCAGTTAGCCCTTCTGTCGGGCACAAGATGATATTGACAGCTTCCTCTACATTCTCAATATCCATATAACGGGTAGGGTCATAGGCGACCTTCTTGAGCTCAGGCGCAAGCATTTTCTCCTCCTAGGCATCGGGGATTATGTCAGCTGGTCCTTCCATGTAAAGAGGATACTGTCATTGTTATTCAGTGCGATGCCTGCGAAGTCTGCATGAGCGAAGATGCTGCCGCCCTTTGCTGTGGTATTGGCATAAGTGGCGGTCTGGCCACCAAGCGCGGCATTGGTATTTGCCAACCCATCCGCCCCACTGGTGGCCGTCGCGCCAACAGCATGTGCGGCACTGGTGCTGCCAAGCTGTGCACGCACGACTGTTAGTGTTGCTGTACCTTGACCTGCTGTGACGAGTTCGATCTCGTTCTCCACCTGGATGTAAAAGTTACCAGATGATGGGCCGATGGTTGCGCCCAACGTAATAGTAGTTGCTGCTGCAGCTTGAGATGACGTGGCGATTGTGGAAGTCGAAGCCGCGGTCGTCGTATCGAACAATCCTGCCTCAGTGATAGTCTTGGCGTTGGTGGCGGTGATCGTACCTGTCACCTGATAGGTATCGGCGAGGAATGAGGTTTGCACCAACGAACTAGTGCCTGCCACACGCGCCTCGGTCTGTGGTCCGAATAGCGCTACATCTGGGTTCGCACTAGCAGTAGTAGCTCCGGAGCCCCAACCGATATTCTTTGGTTCTGTGGGTGAACCAGCCGCTTTGACAAACGCCCAAATCAACGAGCGGCCGGCATAAGTTGCAGTTGCTTGGTTAGCCATCGCTTGCCTCCAACATCTGAGTGCGACGAGTGTCAACCTTGTCGATCAGCTCGTCTCTAACTCGCTGCATCACGCTCCTCCAGTCGCCAGTCGTGGTCTGACGAAATAGACGCAGCGATGGGTACCACGGACTATCAGGCCTCTCGTGCATCCAGACCCAATAGGGATTCTTGCACAGCACTACCCAGGCCTCAACGCCGAGTGCGCCGCATAGGTGTGCAATTGAGGTGCAGCAAGTGATCACCAGATCCATCTGCAGGATCGCCGTTGCTGCCACAGTGAGGCCACGTTCTTTGAGTTGCGGGCCAAGATCGCAAATAAGATCCTTCGCACCCAGACGCGCGATATCAGCTTGCGTTGGTCCAACCTGCAAGCTGTATAGCCACACATTAGGATGCTCGGCCAGTGTTAGCATTAGCTCGAGCGGAATCGTGCGTTCGTCGTTGCGGTCTTGCGCTGGATTGCCCGACCAACAAATACCAACTTTATATGGATTCGGTCCAAGTGGAGTAGGTACATCAGCCTTGCCGATGCGCATTTGCGTTTCGACACGCTTGCGAATGAGGCCAGGGTCGCTGCGCAGCGTCTCCAACGTACAGCGTGAATGCCATGGCAGACTGCCAGTCACGACGCTATAATCGCATTCAGGGATTGGAGTGCCCTCGGGCACATATTCCACAATGCCTGCCTCCACAAAGTTCCACAGCAGCACCATGATTTCGTGCGCGCAGCAGAGATAGATATTGCCGCTAATCATACCTTCTTTTAACCATGGTAGAAAACGCGAGAACAAGATGGTATCGCCGATGCCTTGCTCGATGCAGCAGAAGATATTTTTCCCGTGAATATCCTCGCCTTGCCAGTATGGCGCTGGGAATTTAGGATAGACTGGCTTTCCTCCTTGCTGGCGAAATGGAATGCGCGCCTCATATTCCTCCCAACCACGTTCGTAATTGCCAAGTGCTAGATGCATCATCGAGCGGCACCACTTGGCGTTCAGATACTCAGGATTGAGTTCGAGCGCACGCACGAAGCATTTCTCGGCCTCATCGTACTGCCCGATGCTTTCTAATACGAGGGCCTTATTATGCTGTGCTTCTGCAAATTCCTCGAATGCAAGCGCGCGGTCGATGCAGGCAATTGCCTCATCATATTGCCGAGACTTCCATAGTAGAGTGCCGAGATTATTCCACATCTCCTTGGAGTTGGGCGTCACTGCAATGGCGCGCTTCATTTCTACAACTGCAGTGGGGATATGGTTGTAGTCAGCCCCACGCATCAGCGCGATATCATTGCACTCCTTCACAGCGTCATGCACCGGCCGAGAGGCTGATACACGCCGCTTAGAGGGAAGCTTAACGACCTTACTACTCACTTCTGCGCTGCCAGGTCGGACATTTTCACAAACTGAGCGACGACCTGGCTGTCCGGGGTGAACAGATCTTGTGCAGGGGCAATGTCACTTCCCTTGAACCGCAGCATGATGCTACCGTCAGAAGTATCCTCGGCCACAAGCTGAACCTCGAAGACATTGACGATGACAGCTGTCAGCTCCCCATCTACGACAGCCTGGGTAGAACCCTGAGTCATGTGTGGGTTCTGCACGATATAGTTTGCCTGCATCATGTTTGAACTCCATGCTTTAGTGTGATCAACTTGATCATGCACCATTTGATGCCGAGGATAGATCGCCACAGCCACTTCGGCATGGAGGCTGTGAGTTCTCCGAGATTATTGTCCTTTCTCCGCCGCTTATTGCAGTTCGGACAAATATCACCGACTGGCTTATTGTCACCATCAGGCCACCAACATCCCGGCCACAGCTGCCGCGTGCGCTCGTCTCTCTTGTAGATCCCAGGAGCCTCGCAATGTGGGCAAGCATGAATGACTGTCGCCTCGAGCGATTTGCGGGTAAGTCCGAAGACAATAGAAGATTTGACATCGCTCATGTGCTGGCCGTCACCTCGAGGTCTCCGGTTTGATTAAGTTGTGCTGCTGTATTCGGGCGTAACAGCACTTTGAACTTCGTCTCGCCAGGTGGGATGGAGATAGCTCGATCCTCGTGGTTGTATATGACGCGCATTGCATGTGCGTTCTTGTTCTTGATATCATAGCGCTGTGGAGCAATTCCCGAGTTTTGCTTGGTCAGCTCAGCGATATGCTTCTCACGAGGAGTCGGTGTTCTCATCTCCTCATCCAAAGACACGATGCTGGGCCAGCGCGTCGGCCCAGATGGCGGGGACTCGAGTGCTTCCGGCGGTTCTATTTCTCGATTCTTCTTTTTGGGCACCTCTGCATGTGAATGTGTACTATGGGGCCTAGCGGCATGCTTTGCCATGATGATGCTCCTCTAAATGTGCGCGTTGATCAGGCGCGCCCCTGACGCCTGATTAGGGCGAGCCAACGCCACTGATGCCGTCAACATACCGAATGGCACCTGTACGTCGGATCTCAACTGAACCGACGCGGAAAATGCCCGGGATGTCAAACTGCAAAGCGCTGCGCTGATACACCGGCAAGAACCGATGTGGCATCGGGACGTGCAGTTTAAGGACACGTGGATCGCGACGATATACGATCATGCGTCCACCGCCATCGCCAGCAGCTGAGTCAAGGCCCAGCACGCTGCGGATGGTGAGCGGAGCGCCAGTCGTATGAGTGTAGAGATTGTATTTCGCCAAGTAGTCGAGGGCGTTGCCGTAGGTGTTAGGCACACGGATGTTGGCGAGTCTCTGCATTGCGCCGATAGGCAGCAGCACTGTATCGGCCATCTCGACGGTCAATGAACCTTCGTAGACGCCAGTGAGTGCATTTTGCACATCGGTGATGATCTCATCCGCTGTCTTCACTGACCAGTGCGACGAGCCTGCCGCACCAGTAGCTGCCGTGACCACAGTCACGTTGGCATTGTTGAACAGCCCAGTAACGCTCTTGGCAGTTGAGCCACGATAAGCGTGGTTGTCCATAAACATCTCATAGGCGAAGCGAGCGGCTTCGGCCCGTTCGGCTGTGAGATTGAGGCCTGGGATCATCATCGCCTGCCCAAGCTCTTCCAAGGTATAGGTATAGCCGATACCGGCCATCTCGATGCCTTGCTCGAACTTGTTGCGATTGATGTCGGCGAATGGCATATCGGTGCCCATGTTGGACAGCCAACTAGCCGCTCCCACCTTATCGAGACTGAAGTAAGTCACCGACTTGGCCCATTCGCCAGCAGCAGAATCGATGGGAATCAGCTGCTGGTAGATGATCTCCGGATACTGGATCCGGTAAACGTCCGCCTCGATATAGGCGGTTTGCGACAACAGGAAGCCTAACGCTTGCTGTGGATTGTCGTAGATGTCGAGACGCATAGTGGATATTCCTTTCTCAAACGTCGATGGCATCTACCGACGTATTTGCGATTACCGCATCGCCATATTGCCAAGGCGAACGACTGCGAGCTGGCCTGCACCAGTTGTCGCCGTCTGCCAACGCGCATTCGGCATGGTTGTACCCGCCAGGCCAAGCTGGCCAGTCGTAGTACTAAATGTCACGGCTGAGCCAACCGTGACAGCGCCACCGGCAATTACCCAGATATCGCCCATGACGAGCACACCAGCGTTGTCGCCTAGATTGTATGAATCGATTGGCGGCGATGTGCCAGGGGCCAGATCGGCGCGTGCAATCGTCGGATCGGCGCGCGTAATCCCCACAGGGGTACTGCCGCCAATGACGCAGCCGTCTGGATTAGTGCCTTGGCTGACGGCTAGGCCAAAGCCGATACCGGCAGCAGTCTCTACAATCCGCGAGTCCGCAGCCCATTCCACGGCACTAGCGAGAATGCCGTTCTGAGCCGGGGTCAGATAGCGGATGTAAGTCGATTGAACAGGTGCTGGCTGTAACATGAGCCAAATCCTTTCTCTTTGTGAAGTTACGAAGCACGCGGCGTGCGCCAAGCTCCAGTAAGATTCTTGACGTAGTCGCTGTAAGCGGCATCCTTGATCGCCTTCGGATCGTTGCCATTGCTGCCACCGCCAAAGTTCAACGCCGCCAAGCTATCTGCGAGACGATCGACACCGCTGCGTAGCTTGACATCTGCAGTGATCGCTTTGAAGGCACCAGCGATTTCACCGTCGTTGAGTGTCTTGGCAATATCATCGCCAAGCTTGGCAGTGACGACGATGCGTCGGATGTCGGCATCACTCTTGCCGTCAAGGTCGATCTTGCCATCCAGCACGGCATTGGCTTTGAGCCGCAGCTCCATACTGTCCTTCATCGCCTTGTCGCGCTTCACTGGATCGAGCGCATCCTCGAGCTGCTTCTTGAGGGCAGCGACTTCGCCGATGGCCGCGTCCTTTTCGGCGCGCAGTTTCTTCTCCTCCTCCTGCTCCTCCTCGGCTGATTCGCCTTTCTCCTCCTCTTCACTTCCCTCCTTATTATTCTTCTTCTTGGCATCCTCCAGTTCTTTGACGAATGCTTGAACGTGGGCGGCTTCGGCCTCGTCGTCGAACGAGACGAGTCGATCACCAATCAAGATTTGCACCATCTTGGTGCCTCCTTTCGTTCTATCGTCCCCGAGACTCAGTCGCGATCCGCCTCTGGCAGCGGGGACGACAGCCAGATGATTGCCGCGGATAGCAGTTTGTTTGGCATCATAAACTTCACCGCTGGGGGTTTTGCCTTGACCCCATTTGAGGTCTGTGGAGTAACCCACAGACAATTCTTTTACCCCGTGTTTCTCAAACGCCTTAATAGCTTGAGCGTCCATGATGACCATGGGTACGCGCACACATTCGCCGTCACGCGTGACTTCATCCCCAGTGTGGCCTACGGCGTACTTATCCCAATTGGCGGCGTCGACCATGACGGGCGGATGTAGAAGAGTGACCGGCTTGTGCGCCAGACTATGCATAGCTTGCTTATTGAAGACCTCGCTGGGCGGGCGATACACGCGCACCACATCGAGGTCAGGCCGACCGATCTCAGCGCCATTGTACAGCTGCACGCCGGTGCGTGCGATGCGTGCATTAGCGACAAGGTACCCGTCTTTAGTCTTGCGCACTGCATCCATCACGAAGCTGTCAGTCAACTGCACTGTCTGCGCATCCTCGAGATCATCATCATCATTATTATCCTCGTCGTCATCGTCGCGACGACGGCGGTCCATGCGTAGAGCAGGATCAGGGCTTCGGCGCATAGGGAAGGTCTCGTGTTGTTCTTTTCTGCTCGAATTATCCGGGCGTTCAATATAGCCGCTGCCCCCACACTCATCACAACTGCCATCTGAACTATCGCCATCAGGATCGACGCCAGTGCCATGACATTCTGGACAAGTAAAATTGCCACTCGGTTCATCATCTAGAGTATCCCAGGTTTCAGGTAACAGTTTCGTTAGACCTAGCGCACGAGCGCGTTTCTTGATATGCGCCTTGGTCGCTGCAGGA